TCCTCATATTCAATCAACTTAATCATATTCGGATTCATTGCATAACCTTCATGAAGTAGTGCCCAGACACTCATGACTATTCCACCTTCTTTACTCATCATTGCATCACATCTTGAAAAGACATTTGTATTGTGTTCTTGTGCAATTAATGTATTTGTATGAAATGGATTTTTTGCAGAAATTCTTTCAAAGGAATCCAAAATCCATCCAATATCTCTTACACAACATAAGATTTTGGTGTAAGGAAAAAGTGCTTTAAGTGTTGGTGTTTGACTTGTCCATCCTCTTGAAGTATCAAAAATTACTGGGTTTTCTATGGATGAGTAATAACCATCAAAGATTCCATGAATAACAGATTTTCTTCTTTCTTCATTGACATTATGATTATTTTCACTTCCAGTAATTCCATTAATTGTGCTTTGAATAATTCCAGATACTGGCGAAGTTATATCTGCATAAAACTCTGGATTTTGTTTTAATATTCCAGAAAGTAGTGTAGAACCTGATCTTGGAAGTCCAGAGATAAAATAATATTGCTTATTCTGCATTTTGTTGAGGAACTCCAAGTGAACCTTCAGGTAAGCAAATTGCATTGAAAGAAATTGAAATTCTTTCATCATCATGATCATTAGGTTCTACCCAATGAGGAAGATATGAAGGGAATATTACAATATTACCTTCTACTGGAGCAATACTAATCTTTTCTCCAGTAAATTGATTTTTCTTTTCAACCAAAGAAAGTCCTTGCCACAATCTGTTAATTCCTGGATTTTGCAAAACTAATTTACCACTACCTTCTGGTGCTTTGAGATAAAATACTCCAGAAAATGTATCTCCATGAGTATGTTCTGCATTCATACACTGACGACTATCATTAATATTAAACCAAACAGAAGTCAATGCAACATCAACTGAAATAAAACCAAGATCTTCTGCTGCCTTAACTACCGTTTCTCCAACATATTGAAGTAATGGATGAATTCTTGGTTCTTCTTCATGAATTCTTTCAGAAGAATGATATCCAAAAAGATTTGATTTATTAATTCCTTCTGGACTTTTTTCTTTTAAGTCTCTTATTGCTTGAATAAATTGTGTCTTATTTTCTTCAAATTCTGGATATTCTGTTTGCCAAATTGGAGTTGAATAAATGCTTATCAAGTTCATATTAATTGATTCAGTTTTTCATATTTTATCATATTTATATTATTTTGTACAGTAATATACAAAAATCAAAATACAAAATTTATGTATAGCATATGACCCTCATCGGCCGAACGCAATGACAACAACCCTTATAAACACCGTTTAAACCAGCGAATGGGCTGCTAACAGCCCAGCCAATGCCATCGTTGTACTCAGCGGAAGTCCAATAGCATACATACTCGTTATGAGTATCCCAATAAGTTCGACAACTGACAGCAGTTTGCATCATTGACTTATCAGCAATAAACCATCCATCACGACCAGTAACTCTTTGTGCTTGGTTTGGAGTTGTACCACTAGTACCATTACAAAAACCCATAGGCCAGGTCGAATACACTTGTGCTGTTGATGGTGCTACAATCCAAATAATCCCACCAGTTTTGTAGAATACATTGCCGCCACCTCTAACGGCACATCCTACATTACAACCTGACCAGTTAATGTCGTCGTCTACTCCACCACTAGATGCATTTGCGGCAACTGATTGTGCGACCCTTAATGGGGTCATTACTTGATCATTATTTGTACCTGCTTCAGCCTCTGCCTGGGTTGCAACACCATTTCCGGCAACAGATTCAAAATTAGTGATATTCCTACTGTTGTCAATAACAGTGGTTCCCGAAATCTGAATAGCCATCTACCTCTTTCTCCGTATGATTAAAAGTACAAAATTTAATAGCATATGACTCGAATCGTGCGAGCACATTGGGTGTTGTTGCCCTTGGAGACGTTGCCTACAGTTCCATTACTGAAGTGCACGAAGACGCCACCGGTTGAATTGCACTCCGTGGAACTCCAATATCGGGCTGAGGAATAACTGTCCCAATAAGTTCTACAACTATAAGCAGTTTGGAGCATTCCTTGATCAGGAAGAAACCATCCAGAACGACCAGTAAGTCTTTGGCCATGGTTCGGGCCCGAACCACCCTCACCATTACAATAACCCATAGGCCAGGTCGAATTCACTTGTGTCGATGATGGTGCTACAATCCAAATAATCCCACCGGTTTTACGGATCACATTACCACCACCTCTAACGGCACATCCTACATTACAACCTGACCATGTAATGTCAGAGTCTTTGCCACCACCAGAGGAGAGTGCGGAGATTGCTTGTACGACCCTTAATGGAGTCATTATTTGATTGTCACTTGTACCTGCTTCCGCCTCTGCCTGAGTTGCAATACCATTTCCAGAAATAGATTCAAAGTTAGTAATATTTCTACTCTGGTCAATAACAGTGGTTCCTGAGATCTGAATAGCCATTATTCACCCTCCCATATCAATGAAAAGTTGTATTCTACCATCTTCGTGTCTCCACTCGGTACTTTATTCTGTTATTATTTATTATTCTCTAATTCCTCATATAAAATTCAATAGCATATGACCCTCATCGTGCGAACACACCCCCCCCCATTGGTTTGGCGGTTGCTATAGGTCCCATTAGCGAAGCAAAGATTATGTGCACTGATGGAATAGCACCCAGTGGAACTCCAGTAGACGCACCCGCAATAAGTATCCCAATAAGCTCTACAATTGTAAGAAGTTTGAAGCATTCCTAGATCAGGAATAAACCAACCACTACGACCAGTGATTCTTTGTGCTTGGTTTGGACTGGCACCACCACTACCATTACAATAACCTAAGGGCCATGTGGAACCATCTTGTGAACTAGAAGGTGCTACAATCCAGATGATACCACCACTTTTATAGATCACATTACCACCACCTCTGACGGTACATCCTACATTACAACCTGACCAGTTAATGTCGTCGTCTACTCCACCACCACCACTTGTCGCTTCGATAGCTTGTTTAACTCTCAAAGGAGTCATTATTTGATCATTATTTGTACCTGCCTCTGCCTCTGCCTGAGTTGCAACACCATTTCCACTAATGGATTCAATAGAACTAAAATTCCTACTATTGTCAATAACAGTGGTTCCTGAAATCTGAATAGCCATTTATCTTTTCCTCTGCTTGGTTAAAAGTACAAAATTTAATAACATATGATCCGAAAAGGACGCTGAAATCTGCGGCTGTTCTTGGTGGAGGAGTACGATGTGCCATTAGCGAACGTGGTGACCATGGCCCTGAAAACGGAGTTAGTGTACTCTGTGGAACTCCAATAGAGACCTGAGGAATAAGTATCCCAATAAGTTCTACATGCATAAGCAGTTTGAAGCATTCCTAGATCAGGAATAAACCAACCATCACGACCAGTGATTCTTGTTGCTGCTTTTGGACTAGCTCCTTGGTCACCACTACAGTAGCCCATAGGCCATGCAGTACATGCTCCGCCAGGGAATGCTTCTGATCCTGATGGTGCTACAATCCAGATGATACCACCACTTTTATAGATCACATTACCACCACCTCTGACGGTACATCCTACATTACAACCTGACCAGTTAATGTCGGAATCTTTCATATCAATGAAAAGTTGTATTCTACCATCTTCGTGTCTCCACTCGGTATTTTATGCTATTATTATTTATCATTCTCTAATTCCTCTACTCTTGTAGAAAGTTCCTTCACAGCTTCAATGAGGACAGGGATCAATTGTTGATAAGATACTGTCTTCATTCCATCTACATCCTCATTGACCATATCAGGATAAACTTTTTCAATCTCTTGTGCAATTACACCAAGTTGATGATACTTCTCCTCACCTTTCATTCTCATATCAATTCTATCATACTCAACGCCACGAAGTTGGTTCACTTTATCTAATGAACCTTCTAGTGTTTGAATATTATCTTTCAGTCTAATATCAGAACTAGAGTTGATGTCACCAGTTGCTGTAAAATGTCCGGCATCATCAAAAGTGAAACGTGTAGTTGAACCATCACGGATGAACCAGTCACCTGCAACCAGGTCGGTATACATATTAGAACCATCGTAAAAGAACTCAACATCATCACCAGTACCAAAAGTGGCAAATACGTTATCATTGAACCTTAAAGTTCCACTGGTTTTTTGATCTGCCGTGTCAGACCTTAAGAACTGACTAGAGTCAATACTATCAAGTAGTGCAGCATTAGCCGCGTTAGTTGCACTTGTTGCACTTGTTGCACTTGTGGCATTACCACTTAGTGTTGCTGTAATGGTTCCTGCAGAGAAGTTACCACTACCATCACGAGCAACAACTTTAGATGCGGTGTTTGCTGATGTGGCATCAACTGCCCAGGTTCGAGCAGTAGAACCATTGTAGTCAGAACCAGTTAGATAAGTTCCTCTAGTCAGTGTTGCTAGGTTAGAACCAAGAGAAATACCAGAGATGGTGGAGTTATCTAGTGCTCCATTAGGAATACTAGTCAGTAATGCACCTGAACCACTGAATGAACCACTAAAGGTTGTTGCAGTCAGGATTCCTGTGACTATTGCACCAGTATTAGTAGTTTCAAACTTTTTGGAGTTGTCATAATAAAGATCTACTGATCCATCATCATTAGCAATGATACTATCTTCTCCAGATTTTCCTTGAATGCGAATATCACCACCGCTCGTGTCTCTAATGTAAAGAGAACCTGTGCTATTTTCTATAAATGAATTAGTTCCATTATGATAAATCTGTAAATCTGTTCCTGTACCAAGTTGGATCTCATCATTATCACCAAGAATAATATTTGATTGAAATTCTGCATTACCGATAATCGTAGAAATGCCCGTGACATATAGATCGGCAATAGCAAGTGGAGCGGTGGTGGTCAAACCAACTGGTGGATCTTTCAACACATACATGGTGTTGCCCATACCAGAGTGAGCACCACATTGATAATAAAGTTCTTTAGGAGCGTTATATGGAACATAGAAGGTGACAACACCTACCTGAGCACCGTTATTTGTAACACCCGCCGTGTATTGATCACCTGCTCCTGTAGTATTGTCAGTTTTAATATAAAATGGATGTCCAGAAGCATTCAAATTAAAGTGATATTTTTGCCCTCTATTAATGACAAGTACTGGATTGTCTGTATTTTGTGTGAAACCAATTCCAGTTGATTGATATTGATATGCAATATTACTATTATTGATAATATCAAACTGTGTGAAGATTTCTGCATTATTTGCAGTAACAACACCAGCGATAACTGGATTATCTAAATTTACTGTGAAACTACCATCAATTGCACCACTTACAGTAAGATCGCCATCAATATAAGTTGACCCACCAATATCAACACCGGCACCAAAAGTAGCTGCTGACTGACCAGCACCTGGTTGAATATCTAAAACGTAGTTGGTATCAGGTGTTGTAGAGTTAAATCCAGTACTGTTGTTGGTTATGTCAACAGTAATCGAAGTTCCACCTGAACCAACATCCAGACCAGTGCTAGAAGTAACGATCCCCGAATAATTTGCATTGGTTCCAGTAGTTGACCCTGATAGGGTCAGACCCACACCAACAATATTTCCAATAACGTCAAGTTTAGCATTAGGAGTAGTGGTTCCAATGCCAACTTTATCAATACTACTTTCGGCGTAGATAAGGTTTGTTGAAACCTCTACACCGTTCTTGACTACAAAGTTCTTACTTAGAGACATGGTTATTGTAGGGTTTCACTATCCACCCCGTAGTTTTTTATATTTATATCAATACAACTGAGAACAATACACTTGACTTATTAGTATTGTTTCCACCAGAAGTTGAAGAAACAAGAGTAACTGAACCATCAGTATATCCACTTCCTCCTCCACCACCTCCAGTGGTTCCACCTTGACCACCTTCGGCACCATTACCTCCATTACCACCGTTAGATGAACCTTTTGCACCAGCAGTTGTGGTGATAGTGTATCCTGGTTTGAATCCTCTAATTATCTCATCACTTCCAGAAATTTCTGTTCCATCAGATGATCTGAATTTAATTGGCGAAGTATCGTTATCAGAACATGGTGAAACACCCTGATCAAGCCAATATTGACCTTTAGTACATGAAATAGTTCTTCCACCATCAGGAACTGATGCAATACTGTCTCCAGATTGTAATGTTGTACTTTGAATAATTGAACCATATATACCATCTAATGAAATTGTAGGTACCTGACCACCAGAACCACCTCCAGTTCCTACGCCATCTGTCCCAGAAAGTCCGATTCCTCCACCATCACCTCCATCGCTGATACCAGCGGCGCCGCCTTGACCTACGACAGTAAAAAGTTGAGATCCTTTATAAAGAAATATTGCTGAGTTATTGGTAACTCCTAATAATGTGTACTCTACATTTTGTTCTACATCAATTATAATTGTAGAAGTTCCTCCTTCACCACCAGAATTAGTTGAACTATCAAGTCCCTTTGAAGCATTAAGTTGCAAATTCAATTTAAGATCTTTTTCTTTTGCATAAAAAGTCACAACATTGAAATTGTTGGGAAATACGGAATCTGATAATGTATATTGTCCTCCATCAAGAAGTGCTTCCTGAGTCGATATCGAATTATTAGTAGTATCAAATGCCTCAAACTTAACAAGAGCTCTTGGTGTTACTGTAATAATGTCTGCTTCATTTGAGGAAGTGACATATTGAGTACCATCAATAGTCACAAATGTATGGAACTGAATTTTCTGTGTTCCAATAGTTGATGTTGTAACTGTGAAAGAAGTTGAATTTGAATTAGATTGAATTGTACCGTCAATAGTCCAATAGTAATTAAGAGGTATTGATGGGTCTGAAGTAGAAGCAGCTGCTGTGAAAGTTAAATCCTGACCCAAACCCACAGTTTGTGATTCAGGTTGAGTTGTAATTGTAATTGTAGGTATAATAGTCAGTGAGACATTATTTGTAAGTATCGGACTATTATTCGCACTACCTGAAGTTTTAGTCTCAAAAAAGTAATCCTCCTTCTTATTATCATATCCACCAGGGATATAAGTTGCTCTTAAGTAAAGAGACCTATTATCATTTGGAGATTGTACATTACTGATAGTAAGTGTATTTGATTTAGAACCACTAATTTTGGTTCCATCAATCAATGGACCATTTTGATCAAACCATTGATACAAAATTGCACCATCAGCTACTGGACTTTCTTGGTTATTTTTGAAAAAAGCTCTAACAGATGATGTAAAAGTAGATGTACCACCTACAGAGGATATTGTATTTTGTGGTTGAGTTAGTATTTCTAACTCAGGGCCATTCAAATACAACTCTGTAGGCGGTGTTCTAAATGCCCTAAGACCGAATGGTATCATTAGTTTCTACTTTCCTACATTGATATTTAGGTGCCAGAGTTAATGTCACTACTGGAGGTGATGGTGGCACCTGCAGAGACTTCACCAATTGTAGTAAGATTATCATAGATGGTGACAGTCTTAGAGTTGGAATCATATGTCCAACCATTGAATGGAGTAGTTCCACCAATACCGGTAATGAAGTTCTGTCCAATAACTCCACCAAACAATGAAGTACCTCCATCAAAACTCATATAGGAATAAACATCTGTAGCAGTTCCAACTCCAGTAACTTCAGGTATCAATCCACCAGGCCAATAGACAGCAACGGCATTACCAATACTATTAGTAAATGTAGAAATACCAACTGACCTAGGTGTAGCACCTTGTGAGATTTTCAGTGTGAATGCAAATGTACCACCCGTTGGAGGATTGATAATTTTAAATGAGCCAACATTTTCTGTAGTAGTATGTGTAAAAGAATTACCATGAGACAAGTCAATAGTAACAATATTACTTACAGAAGTAAGTTGTTGAGTTATCTCATAATATGACTTAAATCTTGTCCTACCTTCAATGTCCAGATTTTCTCTAGGAGCTGAGGTTCCAATACCAACACCCTGACTAGTTACCGCAGAGAATGTAGTGTTACTTGTTCCGACTCTCAAAGCGTCTGTGGTTGTAATGAATCCTGCAAGAACATTACCACCATTAGACACCAGATTTTGTATGTTTACTTGTCCATCAAAATTAACATTACCCTCAAATGTGGCAGTAGAGATAAATCTAGACTGATTATTGACATATAGATCAGTCTTTCCTGTACCAGGAGTACCAAGCCATAATGTATAGTCAGTATTAACTACTGTTGTACCAATACCAACATTCTTATCATACCATATTGAAGTTCCTGCGGTACCAGTATTACTCCAAAGACTATCGGATGACAGGTTTGAAAGGTTTGAACCGTCCCCATAATAGAAGTTTGCATTGACATTACCCTCAACACTTAGACTATAACCACTAGAAGTAGTTCCAATGCCAACTCCAGTTTCATCAACACAGAACATTGAAGAACCAGAACCAACCTTAAAAGTACAATCTCCTGCAGTTGTTGTTCCAATACCAACTTTTTCAAAGATAAACTCACCCCCTTCAGAGGTAACACTACCAAATTCATACCAACCATTTTCTATAGTATAAGTCCAACCAATTGTTCCACCTTTAGTTGGATTTGCATTATAAACTACGTCACCGGGATTACCTGCGTCTGTGGGAGTTGTGATACCAACAGTATAGTTTCTAGAAACAACTGCATCACCTTGAAGGAATATTGAGTTTGCCTCAATACCTTTATCCGAGGTAGATGTCAGTTTTTGATTGAATACAACTGGACCATCAAATTCTGAAAGAATATTATTTGAAGGACCACCATTAACTCTCAGTGCTCTAGAAGCAATGACCTCTTGTGTCTCAAGAACATCGATACCAAATGATGCATTCTCACCATTAACAAAGTCTTCACCAGTATAGGTTTGAATCGGAGTATCATAAACAATTTCTTTACCAGTATTGGAGGAAATTCTCTTGTTACCAATAAAGAAGTCACCAGCATCGTTCATACCGGTATAGACAACAACACCTCCAGAGGTAGTTTGTGACTGTGCAGTTAACTGTTCATCAACAGAAAGTTGTTTCTTCTGTTTGACAGGTAGTGAAGTAGAGTAATTGCCAGGACCATAACCAAGATATTCAAATGTATGACCGGATGCACGGATAATTGAGTTTCTTCTAAATTCAACAGGTGAGACAGAAACCTTCTTGATTACACTCTCATCTAGATGACTAGTGGGTCTTGTACCCATCATACCTCTGAACACCTTAACAGGGTTAGAAGTTACAGTTGTCTTAATTCTCACAATTTCATCATCAATCTTCAGATAATCACCTATCTGAAGATTAAAATCTGTAAGATTTTCGATATTGACTTCATCTGTTGTTGCATTAGCGACGACCGAAGAAATAACAGTAGTGATACCAATATAGGGGGTAATATCTCTTCCCCCAAAGTTCTCATCAGAACCTGATAGAAGTGTTCCACCTTGAGAGGTGTTACCAGGATAGTATGCACGAATAGTTCCACCAGTTCCTGGATTAACTGTATTGACACCCACATTGATTGTAAACGTATTGATACCTACGTTATCAGTAACAAGGAAATCTTTATTAAAGAAGTCTGTGGTAGCTCCACCAATTCTAACAGTGTTATTAACTCTCAGACCATGACCTTGGTTTGTGGTGACTGTTGCCAGACCACTGACATTATCATACACAAATGTACTGATACCAAGAGTTGGACCTGTAAGACTGAATAGTGCGTCTGTAGTTGTAATAGAACCAATACCAGTGGTATTGATACCAGATGTAATAGTATCGACAGGTATTGCTCTAATAGAGTTATTACTGATGATTTCAGAAATTCTATAGAGTTGATTATATTGCACATAATCATCAGATACGACACCAGAAATTTGAATAGTATCGTTGAGATTATTATAAACCTTATCAACAGTAACCGAACCTTGACTATAACCTGTGGTTTGAGAAGTTCCGACAACATTCAGTGTTTCTGATAGAACATAACCACTACCGCCATTCATAATATGAACATTAGTAATACTACCAGATGCATCAACGGTAATTCTTGCTAGACCACCAGTACCGGAACTTGAACCAGAAAGAATTGCATTGTAGAGGTTTTCTGTTCCACCACTACCATTACCATATCCAGAACCACCGGCACCAACACTTACTCTAGTAACTTGTTGTAGTCCATGGTCACGGTCAGTAAAGATAACAATGTTTGAACCATCAGCCGCAGATTGAATATCAGTGATACCAACACCCAAATTGTTTTCATTATTAATCTTATCAAGTGTTTCTTTGGTAGTACTATTTTTTGGTTCACTGATAACGGTCTTACCAATCTTATCAGGGAGTGCATAAGTTATAGAGGGACTTGGATCTGATATTGGATTATCTCTATCAACTTGTGGATAAAGATTGATAATAGGTTGTCTGAAACTATACTCCTGTGAGTTATCAAATGGTGATACTTGAGGTGTATTTGATGTATTAAGAATATTCAGATAATAAACACCATCCTGTTGTCCAGGAACATACTCCTTAACCTGTTGAACGTCATAGACAAAATAATCATTATTAAAGTTCTTACGTTTGAAAGTAGGAAGACTTGTAGTTCTACTAGAAACATTGTTGGTGAAAGTTCCAGGATCAGTAGATACACCCTCTACAGAGAATGATCTGGCACTTTGAATACCAATAACTCTGAATTTACCGTTATAACCAGATTGTGCTGTACCAACAGTAAAGTTTGTACTGGTTACATTATTGACTTCAATAGTGGAACCAATAGATAGACGATGATTTCTTTCTGTCTCATAGAATGCAATTCCACCATTATACTTTGCCTTGGTGATGTAAGATGGATTTCGGAGTTGGCCACTGTTACTCATAGTAACAGATCCTGGATTGTACTGAAGTCCTACTTCAGTATCTGTTTGTCCATTGACACGATTGGATTCTTGAACAATGAAACTATCTTTAGGAACTCTAGCAGTTCCAACACCTGAAGAAGCAGGAAGTATATATCTATACTGATAAATCCTATCGTCAGATGATCTGGTATCAGGTGTTCTTGTAATGTATGTTCTAGAAGTTGAATCACCAAGAGTGGTAGTTCCAAGACTTACCAGTTTAGAATACAGTGTGTTATCAGATGTTGCAGTTCCAACAGTTACATACCATTGGTTTACATCAGAGTCAAACTGAATTGGATGTCCAATATCGCCAGAATTCTTATCACTAACTCTACTCTGAACACTCAAATTACCACCAAGATTGTTGAGAACTAACTCTGTTCCAAACTCAGCATCTTTTGTAGTTTGTGCAATCTTAATTTGATCATCATTCAGACCAGTCGTAATCGCATAGTAAACATAACTATTTTCAAGACCATCAGGAAGTCTTGAATTATCACTCACAACTCTAATAGATTCACCATTCTGAAAACTATGATCTTCGGTAAATGTAAGTATATTACTTGCAATGCTATTACCTGTTCCTACAGATCTACCGACTCTTGAGACCTTCACACTGGTTACATTACTTGAACCAATATGAGTCTCCGGCATCACAATTCTTGCATTGTATGCCTCAGTAGTTACACCATCAGGAATTAGAACATAAAGTCTATCATCACTCTTGGAACCAACTCTATATCCCTGGATTCTGGATTCGGGTCTAATGTCTGGATTGTTTTGATTATATAAGTAAAGTCTACTTGTAGACCCTACTCCAACAGTTCTAGAAACATCAATTGAAGTATATTCGAGATTAACATCTGTAGTGTCAATTTTTCTTGGTGGAACAATATTACTGATGTAACCAATATCATCCACATCAAATGCATCTTCCCTATATCCTTTGGACGTTAAAGAAGTTTGTCCAAAGTTACTGTTAGAGTTGGTGACAGAGAAGTCACCACCAGATTCTGTTACAAAGTGATTTGAGAAACCAATTGCAAAGATAGACACCAACTGAATGATAGAGTTGTTGGATGCCTTGATATGGAAGTTAGAATAACTTGGTTTATATTGTGCGTCAGGATCAGAATGAATATTCGTTACTGTTGTCGAATCATCGTAAGAACCAGTAACTGAATTATATTTTACAAATGCATTGTCATCAACCTGAAGACTGACACCCGTGTACTGTGCAACAACCATCGACTTAAAGCCAGAGGCCTTAGAGCCATCGGCATGCATACCACACATACCATAAACAGATCTCAATGATACATTAAAGATATATGGTGAAGCACCAGAAACTGTATCAGTCGAAAGTTCTACAGAAACACCAGTTACTGATGGAAGAGCAGTTGATGGAAGTGTTGAAGATTCGTATGTAAAAGATGTGGTTTTTCCTTCACTATCTTGAGAAAGAATTTCGGTTGCAACGAATGTACCATTATATGCATCGTCAGTTACACCATTGACCTGGAAATATGTGTCAACATTTAATCCAGTAATACCATCACTCAAATTGACAGTAATTGTTGTGGTTGCAACTGAACCATTACCCGACCTTATACTACTAATACCTGTAGTACCACCAGTTGGTCCAACAATACGGAATTCATCAACCTTTGGTTCAATATCTACACCAGATGAAGGATAGTCAGGACTAATTGCACGGCCAGAAGAAGGCCCATATGCAATACCAATCTTTTCATAGTACATGTCAAGATCAGTTCTATTTGTGGTATAGTTACTGATGAATTGATCGTTGATATTTACATTGTTAACACCATCTGCATATTCAAATGTGGTTAGTTTATGGTGTGAGAAATTAGGAACAGCCGTATTGTCAGTATAATCTCTATAAACAGTGCCATTTGGATCACCGTCAAATGCAGTGAAACTTTGTAGGTAACAACCTCCAGTTACTCTAAACAGAGCAGATCTTTCAATATCGTCATTTTCTGGGTTTGGAACATATAGAGGACGAATCTTACATTTACGAAGATCTTGTCCAACAATAGAAGTACCTCTGGGAATGATAACACCACCACGAATACTATTCAGTTTAAAGAGTTGGTTAGTAGGAGACTTTACATCGAAGTTAGTATATACATCAAACTGTGAAAAATCGCCACTAGTCGAACCATTTCTTAACTTGTAAGTACCGGAACCATCTGGAATCCACCCAGGTCTATTATCAACAAAGTGTTCGCCAGGAGACAACATGATAGTCGTCTTTTCAAATCTATCATTATCCAAACCTCTCTGGTAAGAGAATCTAGAGGATTCTACTAAAGCTCTCTGAATACTTTTAAAGGGTCTTGCAAGTGAGTTACCCTGATTAGTGATACTATCAGTAGCATCTAGACTGTTAGGATCAACATATAGGATATTTCCACGAACGTTCTTCAGAAAATTGTCTAATCTTGAGAGAGGCATCTGTCTCGCACGTTATCTATTATTAGATATTTATTCATAAAAAAACCACCCAAAAAGGGTGGGTATATTACCACAGAAGTGGCGCCTTCCTTCACACCGCTTTATCTTACCATACTTCTTTCCTTAAGTAAATACTCTACTGTTGTTGCAACATCATTCATTGCATCTCTCAAATCTGGTCTTTGACCAGCTTCTTGCCAAAGTATTTCATCATCATCATTACCACAGAGAGTCCACCTCCACTGGTCTAAATCTTCACAATACCACAATTGTACTTGCATATTACACTATAGGTAAAAGTTCGGGATTTTCTAATTCCAGATCATACAACATAGGATGACATTCTTCTTCCATCAGATATGATGATGCTTTATACAAAATTTCTAAAGTATATCCTGGATGATTATTTGCAGAATCTATGATTTCATAATCAAAATAATCTTCTTCTTCAGCATCATCAAAAGTAAATGGTATACCTTGGATAAAATACATCAAAACTAGATTAGCATTGTCATTAAGCCAAACAAACTTGGTTTCAATTTTATATTTCATAAGAAACCTCTGTTTGAAATATTTATTAGTAGTTAGACTGTTCTCTCAAGTCTATTCGATTCTTGATCTGGGAAGTCTCTAGGACGACTGTCAGTAGCATTATCAGTTCTAGCAGATCCTTCGTTTGCCTTCATAGTATGTTGATAGTTTGCTCTTTTATATCTCAAACCCAGTGGATCAGGAATCCAATATGTTACCTGCCAATCTTGGTCAGGACATAACTCCAGATGCTTCTTTACTGAGTGATTGAAACTACCCATCTGAACATGCCCATCATGAGTTATACATCTGTCGTCACCATCAGGAACTAGAAATAATTGATTCATTCACCCGTCCAAGTTGGTGGATGAAAAACACAATATTCATTAAAGGTAATTTTCATCTCCTTTTCTGTTAGGTTGCAATTCTTTGCTGCCTTGGGTAAGTTCCACTTCGCTGCAAATAACATTTCCATAGACTGACGCGTTTCTGGTCTCATACTCATAACACCTCAAAATTTCTTGGTATAAGTTAGATTGATATTCAATCATGTAGGGTCAACGTACTTAATGATTTTTTCTGGAATTACTGACCTAATTGCGTCCAATACATTCATAAACTCCTCAACAGTTTCACAACTAGAAGAATTGATGTTTCCCTCATTAGAGTGAAGCACAAACTCACGTCTCATTACATCAATAACACAAGTCGTAATATACTCGTCGTCTGGACTCTCAATGAGAAAATCCTCTTTATTGTATTGCATGAACTTGATTATGAACTCTCCTATCATAGGGTGTGTAAGACGACTTGTCAAGGGCCCTGTGACACTTACGAGAGTGTCAGACTCGTAGAACCAATACCAGACACTGTAAAGGTCAGCACACCACCTGTGTGGGTGATTGTGACGGGGGTTGTTGATGCCGCACTGACGAATCCACTGGCAGTAACAATACCAACGTTCAGGTTAGGTGCTCCAATGATACCCTGTGCAACTGTTGCAACACCAGCAACGTTTGCATAGGTTGCAGTACCAACACCAAGAGTGGTACCATTACCAAAAATTGTATAGATCTCGTTGAAATTATCGTTAGTCTTATCAAATGATGTTCTCAGTGGATCACCTGTTCCATCATTAGGAACTGAGCCCAAGTTAACTAATTGCTTTGCCATGATTTGTTATCTTCGTAGGATTATTTATTACTTACTGTCCGCAGTAATAAGTGTGTTGTCTGCAGTAAGATTACCTGAATCTGCAGTGTTACTATTTGTCGGTAGTTCAGAATCTACCGCCTCAACAGATGGTATTGTTGTTTCAATATCTCTTGGAGAATCATTAAGACCCTCAGTTTCTTCTTGGTTTCTGATTTTTACTCTTTCTGCAGACCAGAGTTGTAGTTGTGATCCATGTTTTCTTTGTTTCGTAGTATTTGATGCAACAAACCAAGTTGTAATTCCAACTCTAGTAGAATCAATCTCATCCAACAATTGTTGTTGTTTTGTTGCAAGGTCTGAACAGACGGCACCAACAGGAACAGTTAATGCTCCAGCTCCAGGTGAGATAAGACCGAATACAGGAGTTAATTGTCCAGTGTCAGCATTCCATTCTACTGATGCTGTACCGGATGTTGTACTAACTCCAGTCCATGAACATCCAGTCTGAACTCCTACAAAAAATGACCCTAAACTTCCTGAATATAATTCACTAGGTATAAAAACATTTCCTAGAGATACTGATCCATCAATTTTATATGTGTTAGTCGATATTCCTCCTGAAGAATCTATTTGATAGAATTTACCTAATATATCACCCTCCTCTCCTTCAAATGGATCAACAGACCAATTACCCTCATCATCTCTTATATAATAATCTAATCCCACATCAGGGTCAGTATAAATTGAATTTTTAACCCAGATATCTTCTTCTCCTTGACCTGCATTAGCGTTAGTCAATATAGGAAATTTCATATCCTCTAATGCATTATCATTAGGAGCAACTCTAGATTCCAAGTATGGATATTTTCTTATCCTAACAGCATCTGCTCTTACAATTGAATATGCAACTGCAGGAGTTGATGTACCACCAGTGCCCGGTGTTGGTGTGACAGCTTTATCTACATCATTTCCTGAGCTAATATCATTATCCAAACCTCCCGTACTATCATAAAAACTACAAATTGGAGGAAATACTCCTGGTTCAAATAAACCCAATGCGGAATTACCTAAACCAATTGCTTCTTGTTTTTTGTCATTAATTATCTGTATTTGTCCAGAAATATTTTGGAGAACTTCTAGATCAAGTTCTTTTGATACTAACTGATATTCATTTACTGCTGTTGATGCAATACCAACAGGATATTGAAATACATCATTTTCTTCATCTCTACTGGATTTTTCAGACGAAAGACCAGTGACAACAAATTGTCCTGTTGTGGATAATGTGGACATATTATAAAACTACTATTTTGTTATTTAGATCTGTTTCCACTGATTTGGATGAGTAGAACCTTGATGATGGTTGTAATATTCTTCTTTAAGAGTGACTCTCACATCACCTGCTATTACAATTCTTTCATTATCTCTCACATCACCTTTTTGAGTAAAGTGAGTTATATTACTAGGAAAAATAACTGTTGTCCCCTCATGTGGGGTGATTGTATAGAAGTTACAATTATACCTATTAAATGACATCAGAGTATTGTTAGTACCAGATACTTCAAACAATCCACCAACACTTTCATTTCTATTATTTTCTTGTTGAAGACAGAACTTATCAGATGTAGAGTCAGTCTTCAGATAATAAACAAAACTAAGATTAGATTCATTATGAAAATGGGGTGGGATAGATGGAGTATTATCATCTTTGTGGTACCCAACCCAAGACTTAGTTACATGATAATCAAGTTTTGAATAGTCAATATTTAGATGATAAAAATAATTATCAATAGATTTTTTTAGATCATCAAAGAAAAGATTATATTGTGGGTATAGATGTAAAAAGATTTTACCAGAGTATTCTGGACTCTCATTCTTATACCCATTGAACCAATACTCTCTTAAAGAATTTATATTTTCTTTCTTGAACTCTTCGTGACATTCAATACTATCTTGATAAATTATCAGAGGGAATATCTCATGTACTTTGTTCATCAATCACTATTAATAATATACTGACCATTATCCCCTGGATAGTCTGCTTCTGTCAATCCTTTATACTCAGGAATGTTAGATTCAGTATCTTTTCTTTCACCATAGACAACATAACTACAATTGATGGGCCCACCGGCACTATTCTTTACAATCACCTTAGTTCCCCACTGAACATCCTCTACATAAAGTTCCTGGAAAGAACCAATAGGACTAAGAACAACATCAATACTATCAGGATCAACCAAACCTTTCCAGTATTCAGGAAGATTGATCACATTACTACCATTCAACTTACCTCTAACATATACATCTGCTTTTGGGGTTTCAACACAAACATATCTTAGTCTATGTTCTTTCTTGGTTGGGTGTGGAATATCAAATGACTTCTTAGATGATGCAATAGATCTGGTAGTGGTCATATATGAGGCCATGTCACCAACACCTGCCAGAGTTGCCTGACTATTCATCTTTACGGCACCGTTGGTAATAAAAACACCGTTTATAGTGCTTACTCCATTACAAATAATTTTTCCATTGGCAACAATACTACCATTAGCAATAATGTTTCCATTAACAACGGTATTAAGAACTTGTAAAAATAAACTTGGTAGTGGTTGGTTTAATTGTTTCTCAAGAACAAGAATTTGTGGTACTGGACCATATAAATGAAAATGAGTAAAATCAGTAAAGTCTCTATAAAAGAGAACACCCACATCAAAATTAGGAAATGAAGAGTCTACTGGAATATCAGTAGGCCAAATGCCCTCTTTCTCTGATAACTCATAACTATATGCGGCTTCATCTTTCTGAAGAGGTCCAGTAAATGTTGCATAATTTCTTAACTGAAATGGTCCTGGCATCAATCAATCTCCGTCACTAATTTAGGAATGTCTTTTCTTTCTGCAAATACATGGTAATAACAGTTGATAGGAAGACCTGGTTTTGCTCCTATAACAATTTGATTATCTTGTGTTCTCTTTACAATTAACTCTTGATGAGTTCCAACTGGTGTCAGGGACACAGTAATAGACCTCTCGTCTATAAGGTTTCTCCAAACTTCTGGAAGAATAATGGTATCTTTGTTCTTAAGTTGTCCTCTTACATATACAGAATGTTCTGGTCCTTCCATACATGCATAAACAAGTTGTTTGTTAGGGTCATCTGGATGAGGAATCACAAAGTTCTTCGATCTTGCCATCAGAACTTCAGTATAAATGATCTTTGCTTTGATCGTTCTGGTAGTAATATTCGTATCAACCTTCAAGAAACTCTTGATCCTTGCAAATGTTTTTACAAATAATGCATAGAATGGGATAGGTTTCATCTCAAGATTCGAGTTCTGACCAATCATGACGTTCCCAAGACCATTGGTTGGTCCTACAGGTAAACCGTCAGCGATGGCAGTAACCGGGTCAAATTGTCCATTAGGTTGACCAGTAATGGTCGGACCCTCCATGTATGCAGAACCACGAACCTCAAGAGGTCCACGACCTAAAATTTCTGGATTTCCTAAACCAAGAAATAATCTTTTTCCTATATTAATATCAGGTACTTTCATTAGATTAACGATCTGTTTTTAATTTCGTTTGATGATGGTAATTTTGATCCAATGATTTCTGTGGCACCATCAGCACAGTCAACCATTCCACCGTATATATTTAACACAGCTTTACCAATGACATCTACAGTCTTTTCAGAGAAAATTTTTGTAGAAATTTTTGAGTTAAAATCAATAGTTTGGGCTTTACCAATGATTTTCTCATTGGCAAACATCAAAATACTACCACTCTTATTACCTGCACCAGTAGTTTGAATCAGAACGTTTCTTCCTCTAATCTCAACATTACCATTAAGTGCGTTGAGAACCAAGTTTCCACTTACCGCATCAATAAAGATACCAGGTTCATCTTTTGTAGTGCAATTATCACCAGCCTTTATCTGAAATGCACCAGGTGATCTACAGATTGTACCATGTTTCCTATGGGTTTCACCACTTTGATCTAAAGAGATGTAATGTTTTTCACTCTTACCACTTCTTAAGAGTACCGCAGATTGATTATTATCTGGCCAAATGTGACCAAATTTTATCTCACCATGCATGTTACCATATCTTATGACATGATAATCTTTAGTTTGGGACATTAAACTTACCTACACAATCTATAACAGAAATAACCTTATCTTGGAAGTCTGGTTCTCTCTCCAAATCATTCTCTCCTACTCTATCTATACAGAACTTCGGAATCAGTTCTGCATTGAAACCTGACTGAGATTTCATAGTAATCTTTGGCATCTCAGTAAATCCTTCACCACCTTCAGTAACTTTGATGGATACAATTTTACCAAAGTCTCCAAGTTTGGGTACAGCCTTGGCACCAAAATTAGGTTCAATAACAATTTCATCACCTTCACTATAATTAATACCTGGATTGTCAATAATTACCTCGCAAAGATAGAGGATAACTGGATAAGAACCAGTATCTAGTGATGGATAATTTGCAAGAGGTTTTACTATAGTAAGTGGTGGAGTGGTAAAAACTGATTCTTGTGTAATGATCGTCGGTATTCCACCAGGAATAATTTGACCAGCATCCGTTTCAATCTCTGTTCCTGGTGGAATAGTAACCTCATCACCAGGACTTACATTAACGGGGTTCTCTGGAGGAATAGGAACTCTAATAGTTCCATCTCCATTAGTGATATTAGTATCTTCTGGATTGGCCCAAACTCTACCATCACCACCAGTAGAACCATTTGGTGTAGGAAGATAATCTTTACCAGGTTGAACGACTATAATACCAACTATACCAGTACTTGGATTACCACTTGGATCTGTAATTACTGTTCCATCAGGAAGTGTCCCTCCAAATATAGGAGATACAATACCACCTTGACCTATACCACAGTCATCGACAACCTTTGTGTAAGTATTTCCTGCAATATAATCGTAACCCGCATTAACAACATCACCACCAAGAATCTCACCACCACCACTTACAATAAGATTGATAGCAGCACCTGTACCTGAACCAAAAGTATCAAGAGTAGGTGGTCCACAAGTTCTTGGTCCAGTGTAACAAGAACCCGCATCAAATAGATTATCAAAATCTAAGTCGAAATTAAAATTATCAATGTCTATTGCACTGGTAATTGATCCTGCAGTATTTGTAATATTTTCAATCAATGAATTAAAATTATCAATTATTCCAGAATTATTACCGTCCCATATACTCCAGTCTTCTACAGTAGAACACTCCGGTTTTTCTTCACAACTCAAGAAAGAAATAACATCCAAAATAATTTGAAGGGCTCCTCCAGCAATACCAAGAACACCATCAACAATACCACCAATACCATTAATAATAGATTGAACTGCACCGAAGGCTTGACTTAATGCACCATCAATCAAACCAGCAATTTGACCAAGCAGTCCACCTAAAAAGTTATTAACAAGACACTCTACAGTATTGACAACTTTATCAACTGCTCCCTTGAGGAATCCAAGGACCATGTCAAACAATTTACCAATAATTTTTTTGAAAATACATGCTATAATGTCACTTGCTGTTTCCATCCCCTCTTTCAATAAGGGTTGTTCATTGGGCATCAAGAGATTATAAGTCTTTTTTGCAGCATTATTGAGTCTTGCAATAACAAACTTTTCAATTTCAGTGAACAACCACTTAACTGCACCAGCAATTATTTTTGCACCTTCTACAAGTTTATCATCAATCCATTTTTGAGTTTTTGCAATATCTTTGTTTAAATTAAACCTAAAATCATATGCACTTTTCTTTGCCTTTTCAATTTGTTGAATAGTATTCTTTATTTGAAGTTGCATTGAAGTCAAAGGAGACTTACAATCTGGTGGTGGAGGAAGTTGTGTTTTTTCTTTAGCATCTCTCCAGATTTCACCAGAACCAAAATCAAATGCAGTGGAGTCTCCTGTTACAGATTCAGTCCAGAACTCAGCAACATTAAATGGTACATTATATTCATAAGAATCTGCAAATGTATTACCACCAGACTTTTCTCTAGTTGAGAAAGTTGGAATATTTAACTCAGGAAATCCAGTTGTGGGGAAGAATGATGGCGAATTGGCACTAACTTGGTTGAAGTCATTATATCCAAAGGTACCCATGATAACAGGTTGTTGTCCATCCTTGCCATCAAAGTAAAAACCAAATACGAATGATCCTTGTGTTAGATTTGCAGAAGCAGAACATCCACCTCCTCCTCCACCAGCAGTCACAGGATACATCACAACTGCCCAAGGTAAATCCTCATCAGCAATATCAGGATCTTCTGATGCAGATTGACTCTCCCATCCATCTAGATGAGAACCCATAATACGGACTTTATATCTCTCACCAAATCCTTTTGATTCCGTATTATCATTTGACGGAAAACCAGAAATGTTGTCTCTCCAAACCTCCTCTTTAGGAATCTGACCGACCCACCAATAGAATCCGTCTCTTCCTATAAATTCTTTATTTTGTAGAACTTGATCTAACATTTATTCAATGTCTCCGAAACTATCTCTAATGATATCAATGCTTGATAGTGTTTGTTCTGAATTTACTTTGTGGCAGACATTTGCAACAATAAATTTTCCAGAAAGAGTTTGACTACCACCAGAAACTTCAGTATTCAAATTTACAAATGTACAGTTTACAACGTCCCCAGCCCTAATACTAAAATCTCCGGGTATGATTATATTTATTTTAGTTCTGAATAGTTCATTATATCTCATAATAGATTGAACCATTGCCTCTGGAGACCTGGTGGTAGGTGATGGATCCTGTCTATCATCTACTAAGTCACTACTTGTGGGCAAAGTTCCAATATCAAGATAACTAAACATCAATCTTGAAGGTTTTTCTGTAATTTCTTCTTGTGGGTTATTTGTTTTCTCATTCAATAGTTTGACTTTACCTTTTTTATCTTTGTTAAAAGTGAAATCCATTACTCTATAATTGAGTGAATAAAGGTCAAAGAAAATCGTCTTACTATTATACACACCCAATGATAAGTCTTTTCCAATATCTGCCTGTTGTTGAGTAGTATAATCTAAAATATTAATTTTCTTTCCACCAATACCACCCTTTGGTTCCTTACCTGTATTATTGTAAATAAAATCACGACCTGGTTTTACCAATTGGTCAGCAAGAGTGTCAACCGACTTGAAGTGATACTTATCTCTAGTTTGGAAGAAGAAAAAACCTGCAGTAGCACCCTGAAGAGTTCCTTTCTTTGGATCATCTGATGCAGTATCTGAAGTTGCAGACTTAGATGCTAACCAGGTACAGGTGTATAGTGGTTTCTTTGTATTGCCAATAAAGTTATAACTATAACTACTCTGTTCAATATCAAATGTGTTTACTCCTAAAATATTTTGAAGAATATCTTTAACATGGTTTCCTGGATTACCATTGTATCTCTTGGTAACTCTTGTTTCTTCGTTAGTCCAATACTCTTTAGTAACTAAATCCAAAACAAACATCTTCTTTGTACCTTGAGTAGCAACATTTCTGATACTCTTGATGTACATTACGTCCGAATCACAGACTGCAGAGGTAAGTGTTCCTTCACTTTCAGAGGTTACATCGTTATTATCAATAACTTCAAACTCAATTTCTTCACCACCAACCAATTCAAGATCATCAATAATACCACTGGTATTCAGTCTAGTATTACCTTCTTTTTCAAATCCAGTATCTATAAAGGCAACCGTAGCCGTCACAGTATTGGCTAGAATACTTTCATAATAATAAAATTCTGCAATAGAACCACTAAGATCAGTGGATTTACCTTTAGATCCTTTGATCTTAAAGAATTTTATATCTCCAGGTCTAATGGATTGTTTAAATGGAGGATTTGCCATTATGCGTTAGAAAAAGATTGTCCTAAGATTATGCTATCTATATCAGTACCACCAAAACTACGAGAACCACCGGAAGAAACACCCCCGCCACCACCAGGAAGTGGCATAGGAACTGGTAAAGGTACTTGAATCATTGCAACCTGTAGTCCTGTTTCTTCATAAGATGCAGTAGAACTAACTTCCTCTGCTTTATTAGATGGTTGTTTTGGTGCTATGTTGATAGGATGTGACTTAAGCCATTCTCCAGGATCTACTTCAGAACCTTGAGGACCAATTTCCCAATGTAAATGAGGTCCTTCAGATATACCAGTTCCACCATCAGTATTACCAACTTTTCCCAATACAGTTCCTGCTTTAAACTTAGTTCCAGATCTGAGTTCGGATGGTTCCATCATATGAGCAAACATATGAGTCTGACCATATACATCATCTTTCCATTCTACAAGATTTCCATATCCACTTACATTTGGCATGTTTCTTACAACAACTCCTGGTAAGTATGCATGAAGTGGAGTTCCCTCAGCCGCAGGTAGATCATATCCTTTATGATCTCTACCAAATCTTTTTC